GCAACATGACGAATGCCATTGTCAGCGTCGCGCCAGTGAGTGCAAAGAAGAAACTCACAAAGATCGCACAGCCAACCATCAAGACCGACGACATCGAAGACCCATTCGGTGAAGACGCCAGCGAGTAACTTCTGCGCTTTCACACTCGCTGTCGCACCAGGTACATTCCCGCCGAATGTGCCTGGTGTTTTACTTGAAGGGGTAAACATGTACAAAAAGGAACAGAAGGCTGAGATGCTGGCGAAGGTTATCGCACTGATGGCTGAAGGACACAGCATCAGCAAATCAGCAGCTCAAATCGGAATGCCACGGGCCATCATCTCGAAGTGGCTCAACGAAGCTGGTCATGGTGGCGAATCAACACCACGCGACATCATGCACACGCTCGACCAGAAGAGAGACATCGTCGCCAAAGTCGCAGACATGGTTGTCCAGGGAATCGACCGTCGCGAGGCTGTCGAATCACATGGCATTGACTCACGACGCTTCAACAAGTGGTTATCGACTGAGCCATCGCTTCGCGTCGATTATTTTCTGATCTGCGGAAAAGGTGTGAACGTCGGCTATACGCGTAAGACATTCGACACCATCATGGATTCCATTCGCGCTGGTGCAGCTGTGCAGCGTGATGGAGCACGCTGGAAACTCAGACTCGTCGAAGGTGCGCTGATGCGTTATGAGCTCACTGGGAGCAACCAATGGATCTCGAAGGGATTCGCAACATTGACAGGGACCGATGTCCTGGCGCGAGATTGGACGGTGGTCGAATGACAGGAATTCAAGCATTGCAAGCTTTATTAGATGGCAAGAAATTGACGATTCCTGACATTAGGAAAATGAATACAGATTCCGAAGAAGAGTTTTACGTTCAGGTTTGTGAGTTTGTTCGTTTTGTTCCGGAGATGGTCTGGTTAAGCACAACAGGTGAACGAGTAATTACCAACCCGTCAACTTATGAGTACGGCAACTTTGTAGATGCATCTTTGTTTTTGCGAGACGATTGGGAGGTATTCGAATGAAGTTCGCAGAAGTTATCGAGCCATTGATGAATGGCAAACCAATCGCTCGAGCATGTTTTGCCAGTGACGTTCACATTCGCTATGTCGACCTATACGAGGCATTCGTGATGCAAACGTCAGACACTGAGTCAAAGACTCTACAGGGCCTCACACTCGATCCAGAATCACTGTACGCAGATGATTGGATGTGGGGTGAGTTTCATCCTGTGAAGGACGAAATCAAGTGGACACAGACAAAATCATAACGTCGGTGATGGCGAAGCCATGGGCGAACACCTACAGTCTCCTGAAGGCTATAGGCGCCTCCAGCGCGGTCATCGATGAGACATGGCGAGACTATCGTCGCAAATACATGCGCTCTCAGCGATGGCAGGACATTCGGACCAAAGCACTCGAGCGGTCCGGTCGGACATGTGAGCAGTGTGGGAAGCGTCAGGAGGATGGATACAAGCTCGATGTCCATCACCTGACGTACATCCGATTGGGTGGCGAACAGATGGAGGATGTCCAGGTGTTGTGTTATCTGTGCCACGGACAGATGCACTACCGGCGCAGAGTTCGTCAACAAGAGGCAGAATAGAATCATGGCAAGGGGTAACACAACAGATCCAGAGATTCTCGCACAGGTCGAGTCGGCTTTGATTGCTGGTCAAAGCCCTTCGGTTATTGCACGGTCGTGTGGGTTGCCACGCACGACCATCATCTCGATTCGGGACAGAATGAAGGCACCTGTCGAAGGCAGTCGACACGACATCACCTCGACGATACTTCCAACGAAGTCACTCGATGACCTTCTGACATCTGTGCTCGAGGACAGCCTGAAGGCGCTACAGGCGATAGCACGCACAGCGCAAAGTGAGCGTTACATCAATGGCCAATCAGCTGCCCAAATTGCAGCTCTCCATGAGCGCATTGCGAACTTCTCGATTCAACTTCTCACCGCAGCTGCCGAACCTCCGGACAGTAACTAGCGCACAGACAGCCGTCTGTTATCTGGACTACCTTCGGGATACGCTCCCGAATGGTTGGTCGTACACCGCTCGGCATCTCATCGCCATCGCTTCGCATCTGGACGCAGTCGAGCGTGGTGAGATTGACAGACTCGCGATTCACATGCCACCGCGCCACGGGAAGACTGAAACAGTAACCGTGCGTTATGGCGCCTATTGCATCGAGCGAGACCCGTTCGCGAATGTGCTGGTCACTGCTTACAATGAACGCATCGCGAGACGTTTCAGTAGGAAGTCCAGACAGATCGTTTCGTCCAGGACTAAACTCTCAAAGGACAACACCGCACAGGATGAGTGGAGTATGCCGGAGGGAGGAACCTTTATGGCGCGTGGTGTTGGCAGCCCTCCGACTGGTGTGGGCTTCAGACGTATCATCATCGATGACCCGATTCGAAGTCGCGAGGATGCAGAATCCGCGCTGTTCCGCGACAAAGCATGGGACTGGTACACCGACGACCTTTACACTCGCCTCGAACCGAAAGGCGCTCTCATTATCGTCTCAACACGCTGGCATCACGACGACATCACCAGCCGTGCGATCTCATCGGAACCGCATCGATGGACAGTGTTGAACCTTCCCGCGATTGCGGAGGAGTCTGACCAGATTGGGCGAATGCCTGGCGAAGCTCTGTGGCCAGAGCGATACGACACGAAAGAACTCGGACGTATCAAGGAAGTGATGGTCGCGAACTCCGGAGACTACGGCTGGAGTGCGCTATACCAGCAACGACCGACGCCACGCGAGGGAAGTTTCTTCCGTACCGAACGCATCACCATCGAAGCATCCACGCCAAACTGTCAGAAGATGTCACGCGCCTGGGACCTCGCAGCCACAGCAGGGAGCGGAGACTTCACGGTCGGTGTGAAAATGGGTCGCGATGCTGATGGTCGCATCTGGATTCTCGATGTCGTTCGAGGACAGTTCGAGACAGATCAGCGAGACAAACTCATCAAACAGACAGCTGCACTTGATGGACGTGGTGTGCGTGTGCGCCTTCCACAGGACCCGGGGCAGGCTGGTAAGAGTCAAGCGATGCACATGCTTCGGCTTCTCCACGGAAGCGCGGTCAACATCCTGCCGGTGACAGGAGCGAAGGATGTTCGCGCTGAACCATTCGCCTCACAGGTCGCTGGTGGAAACGTGTACATGGTCGCCAGCGATTGGAACCGTACACTGTTGGATGAGCTTCGAGTGTTTCCACTCGGCAAGAATGACGACATCGTCGACGCGCTCACCGATGCCTACGACGAGCTCGTCGGTCGTGGCGGTGGCTGGGGTGCAGTTTGATACATGATAAGGACACAATAGAAGCATGGGACTCTTTGACCGCCTGCGAGGCAAAGCAACTGCCGCACCATCCGCACTCCTTCCGCCTCCGCTGATTCAGCGACAGACGTCCTACTTCACTGGCACAGGAAACGGCGACTTCTGGTCCCTGCTGACACGCAACCTTCCAGGCTCAAGTTTCAACTGGAGGAATCAGGCTGGCGACTTGATGCTGAACAGCATCGTCGCGATTGGCATGGACTGGTACATCAGGAACTGGAGTCAAGGTGTTCCAGCGGTCCGTAGACCGATGCCTGATGGACAGGTCGAGACAGTCGCAGACCATCCGATTCTCCAGCTCCTCGCGCAACCGACACCGAATGTCCCGCCTTCGCTCGTCTGGTCGTGGGTGCTCCCAGACTATCAACTGTTAGGGAATGCCTACTTCCGCAAAGTTCGCGTGAGTGGTCGTGTCGTTGGTCTGCAATACCTCGCAGCTGACATGGTGAGGCCAGTCGGAAACAAGGTGAATCCTCTCATCAAGTATCAGTACACGGTCGATGGCACGTCGTACGACATTCCGCTCGAAGACATGATTCACATCCGGTATGGTCGAGATCCGCAGGACTCTCGCTTCGGTCGTTCACCTGTGACGTCTGTCCTTCGTGAGATCGCGACAGATAACGTCGCCGCATCAGCTGCATTCGGTATGGTCCGCAACGGGGGCATGCCAAGCATCATGGTCGGACCCGACTACAAGGGCGGAGTCGAGGATTTATCCGAAGATGATGCACGACAGACGAAGCGCAAACTACAACAGGACTTCACGGGCGACAACGCTGGTTCTGTCCTGGTGATGACTGGACCATTCAAGGTCGAGCAAGTTTCGCACAAACCGAGTGAGATGGCGTTCGATGAAATCAGACGCAAACCGGAGGAGCGCGTGTGTGCAGCTCTCGGTTTGAATCCTCTCGTCCTACAGCTTGGCAGTGGTCTCGAGCGTGCTACCTATTCGAACCTCGAGCAGGCGACGCGTTCGGCATGGACAGACGGAATGATTCCGCTGATGCGTCAGATGGCCGAAGCGTTGACCATTGCGCTCCTTCCAGACTACGAAGAAACGCAACCGGGCGACTATCTCGAGTTTGATGTGTCGAATGTGCCGGCACTTCAGGCTGACTTGAACGAAGATGCTGAGCGTGCTGAGCGATTGTATAAGGCTGGTATCGTGGACCTCGCAACCGCGAAGCGTGTCGCAGGTGTGACACCATCGGACGATGACGAAGGTTGTTACCATCCGACAGCTGTTCCAGTGCAGAAGGATGGTCAGGAACTCCTCATTCCTGTTCAGCCTCCAGCGAAGGCGTACGCCATCGAGCAGACTCCAGATGAACCCGGGCTGAAGTTCATTCCATCGAAGGACATGAAGGAAGAAGCGCAACGCGCCATCGAATGGCGTGATGCTGGTCGTGATGGTGGCACTGCTGTCGCATGGGCTCGAGCGAATCAGATCATCGCTGGCGAGAAACTCAGCGAGTCGACTGTTCTTCGGATGTATTCGTTTTTTCGACGTCATGAAGTAGACAAGGAAGCGGAAGGATTCCGACCAGGTGAGGAAGGTTATCCTTCCGCTGGTCGTGTGGCATGGGCTGCATGGGGTGGTGATGCCGGCTATCGCTGGTCCACAGCTGCACGCAAAGAGATTCTGAAGCGCATGGCGCCGAAGGAGAACGGGAAGTCCTATCATCCGTACTATGGTTACGAGCTGACAGACGCCGAT